TTTTCAAGCAGAAGACGGCATACGAGATTAGCTTGTGTGACTGGAGTTCAGACGTGTGCTCTTCCGATCTCCAGGCCCGGCAGTTCCTCGAAGGCCCCCGGGTGGGCGAGGACTGGCGGCACTACCAGGGCAAGGTGTACCGGGTGCTGGCCCGCTCCGTGGACGAGGGCACCTGGGAGTTGCTCGTCACCTATTGCAGCGTCGAGGACGGCACCTACTGGACGCGGACACTCGACAACTGGAGCGAGGAAGTGAACGGCGTGCCGCGGTTCACCAAACTGGAGGCGTCATGACCTTTGACTTCTCATGGCTGTCCGAACTCACCGGACTGTCGGCCGACACCCTGCTCACCGTGGCGGCGTCGCTGCCGACGTACCTGTTCACCCTTTGGCGGCTGGTGCGCTGGCTGGTCCCCGGCCGTCCGGTGGTGCTGTCGGAAATGGCCCGGCTCATCCTGGCGCAACTCGACCAACTCGGCTGGGAGGGCGGCGGCGACACCATCAACAACGGCAAGGTGTGGATTACCCCAGCCCAGGGGTGGTGGGAGCCGGACGAGGTGTGGATCGACAACCACGCCATCCAAGTTACCGGCCGACTCACCCGCGCCGAGCGAAAGTTAATCTTCACCAAGGCCAGGGCCGTCCAGAAGGCGCTGAAGCAAAAGGCCGAAGCCCTGGAAAAACAGAAGGTGTTGAATCTGTTGAAATCGTAGTGGAGCAGCGGCCCCCTGGGCTTTCGGGGCCGCGGCCGGGCGGCGGTGACAAGGGAAGCCGCCGCCCGACATTACCCTCATCCCTTGGAGGGTTGAAGAAATGACTTATCGCATCCTCGCCCCGCTTCTCCTGGCGGCCTTCCTGGTGCTGCCTTCCTGGGTGCCTTCTCAGCAAGGCCCGAAGGTGGCGGCTCTGCCTCAGCAGCCGCAAAAGAAGTACGCCCTCGGCTACCAGCCGCCACCCGAACCAGTCAGCGCCGCCCGTCACGCTGAATCGGACGCCAAGCATGGCGCCCACCTCAAGGTGCTCCGCGCCACCTTCAAGGCGGTAGGGATTCCCGCCGAATATGACGCCGTGGCGTTGGGGCTGGTCCCCGCGATCAAGGACCAGAACGGTTGCGGGTCGTGCCACATCTTCGACGCCATCGGCGTCTGCACGACGGCGCAGTATTTCGCCGGGGTGGTGCCGCTCAACAGTAATTGGTCGGGCAGCGAACAGTGGATGCTGGACTGTTTGCCGACGGGAGGATGCAACGGCGGCGATCCGTGGTCGAACGTCAAGATGGTGATGCAGAAAGGCGGCTTCCCGGGGGCGGAGGATTACCCCGGTTCGGGCAGTCACCCAGGGAAGTGCAAGAGTGCCCCGCTCAAGTACAAGATCATCGACATGGGATTTTGTACGCCGAACGCCGGGGCCAATTCGGTAGCGAATACCGCCGATATGCAGGCGTGCATCATCGACAAAGGCCCCATCGCGGTGTGCGGTTCTGCCGGGAGTTGGGGCGACCCTGGCGCTTCGATCATGCGCGGGCGCGGCGGCCAGGTCGATCACGCGATCATGTGCGTGGGCTGGAAGACGGTCAACGGCAAGGTCGTGTGGAAGATTCGCAATTCCTGGTCCACGGGCTGGGGTGACAAGGGGTATTGCTGGATTGAGGAGGGGTCGTACTCGATCGGCTTTGAAGCCTTCTGGGTGCTCGCCCAGAAGGTGGCGCCGGTAATGGTGGACGTGCCGAACGTGGTCGGCCAGTACATGGTGGCTGCCAAGCAGTCCATCCAACTGGCCAACCTTACTCTTGGAACCACCACGGGCGACACCTCCCAGGTTGTGGTGTCGCAACTCCCGGCAGGTGGTTCCAAGGCCGCCGCCGGTTCAGCGGTCAACCTGGCGTTCGGCACCACCCCGCCACCACCAATTCCAACCGGGGTAACGATCACGCTCACCGCCGCCCAGGTGCAGAGCGTGTTGGCGCAGGCGGGGGCGAAGGTCATCAAGGGAGAAATGACGCTTCAGGAAGTTCTGGACCAGTTGAACAAAAATCAGAACGGCGGGGACGGCGGGACGGCTCCCAAGACCCCGGAAGCATCCCAGGACGACGCCCGCTTGAAGGCACTGGAAAAAGACGTGGCGGACGTGAAAGGGGCCATTGATGGCTTGTTGAAACTCCTGGAAGAGCGTCTCCCAAAGGGCAAGGCAAAAACTTCACTCGAAAGGAGCAAGAGCGATGCGATTCACGCAGTTGTGTTTGGCGGCGATGATGCTGGTGGTGCTGACAGATTTGCCGGCGTCGGCGCAACCCCTGAGCCTGACAGATCGGGTCAAGCAGTTGGAGGACTCGTTGACGGAGGTGGCGGTAGCCCATCGGGAGGCCATCAGTTCACTGAAGAGCGAGGTTGCTGCCCTCAAGGCCGAGGTGAAGGAACTGAAGCGGCAACTCGCCACGACGGTTGCGTCCCCCGCCTGGACGCCGGCCGACAACCCGATGCCCCCGACCTACACCACGACCGCTTACTACTCGGCCCCGCCTATGGGCATGGGGATGGGCGTGGGCGCCTGCGCTAACGGCAGTTGTTCGCCCGGCATGGGCGGCATGGGGATGGCCCGGCCGCGGGGCTTGCTTTTGAGAAGGAGATGACTGTGGAGGAGAAGTACCTGGTCAAGCGACGGGACGGAACCGTGGCGGAGTGGCGGAGTTTCGCACCCAGCGCCCGCGACCCCGACGGGGAGGATACGCCCCGAAAACGATTCGTGCGCCACGTGGATAACGTAATACTGGCCACGACCCTGGGCGGCATCCTGGGCTACGCCGCCTGGGCGGCGGCACTGTTTGCCCGGTACGAGTGGGCGGCGCAGCCGTGGTGGTTTCTGGGCGGTGGAGTGGCCGCCGTCGTGCTCTGGCTGGCCGCCGCGCCCAGGTGAGGCGAACCCGGCACCAACGAAATCAAGCATGAAACTTAGAAGGAGAAGACATGGCAACTCGACCGACCCCCGCCGCGGCAGAAGCGACGGCGGCCCCCGTGACCAGGGCCAAGGCGAAGGCCGTGCAGGCGTCGCTGACGCAGGCCGGGCTCACGGGCTTTGACCCGGCCATTATCCTGGCCATCATCCAGGCGCTGATTGCGATGTTTAGCGGGGGAATTTGCCCCGCCCCTGTGGCCACCCGGAGGATGCGGAATTTCGGCCGCGGGCAGTGGTATCTGGGGAAGAATCAGGACGAGCGGACGCTGGACCGCATCATCGACCACAGCGGCGTCCTGACCGGTGAGGGCGACAACCCGACCACCCGCGAGGACGTGGCGGCGGCGGTGAAGGACGTGGCGGGCGACCTGGCCGTGGCCGACGTGGTGGCCATGTACGCCGAGAACCAGTGAGAGGGGCGGACGTGGAACTGGCTCAACATTTTTTGGACCGGCTCGAACGGCGGGTGGAACTGGTCTACCTGACCCTGCGAGCCCTTGAACGAAAGGTGGATACGATCATGAAGACGCTCGACGAAGTGCTGGCGGTGGTGACGCCGATCCCCTCCAAGGTGGACGGCCTCAAGGCCCTGATCGACGGCCTCAAGCAGCAGCTGGCGGACGCCCTGGCGGGCACCACACTGCCGCCCGCGGTGCAGGCCAAGGTGGACGCGATCTTTGAAACCGCGAAGAACAGTTCCGACAAGATCGACGCCGCCCTGGCCGCCAACACGCCCCCGACGCCCTGAGCCACCCTTGTTCCGAGGTGGGCCGGCGGGGCGCGGAGAACGACCGCCGGCGGTGGCGTCGGTGTCCAGGGGGGACGCCGGCGCCGCCATTTCCCTTGTCCGCTACCTCCCCGGCACAGCCGGAGCGGTGCCGCTCGTGGCGGCGATAACCGGCGTGCCGGGGCTTTTCTGGGAGGAGTCATGACCAGCCGTGAACTGTTCGAGCCGATGGTGCGGGAAATCCTGTCGCTGTGCGACGTGGAGCCGTGGTGGGTGCTTGAGGAGTCGGTGGAAGCCGCCCTGGCCATCTGCCGCAAGCACCTGCTGACCGGGCAGGGGGTGTGGGGGCTGAACGTCGATGAGTTCAAGGATCTCCGGTTGCCCAGCATCGCTGGCACCAGCGTGTCCCCCACTGGCAACACCGGGATGTCTATTGTCGGCACCCCGGTCCACGTCGGCGTCACCGCCACCCCGGGCGCCCTCGACGAGCCCGTCATCGTCCACGGGGGGAGTTGAAGGGGCATGGCAAAACAAGGCAAGAAAGAGACGGAACTCGCCTATGTCCGGTGGTTTGATTTGTCAATCGTCACCGGGGACCCTTGTCAGCCGGAAGACCTGCCTGGCATTTGCGAGAACGAGAGCGCTGGCGTACTGGTGGAGGAAGACGAGTCCTGCATCACCATCGCGCTTGACCGCTGCATTGACACCGCGAACGTTCGCCTCGTGCTTTGCGTGCCCAAGGCGAACGTCCGCAGCATTCAGAGGTTTGCCATTCAAGATGATGGCAGATTGAAACATTTGAGATAGGTTTTTTCATAACCCTATAAAATAGGTACGGGGGTGGTTAATTCTTTTCAGGGGGCGGCGTGAAAGTCTTCGTCCTGCTCCTGCTGTCCCTGCTTTCCTCGCCGCAGTTCCGTCTGCGCGAGGTCGCCCAGCGCTGCCTCGCCCCCTGTCATTCCCTGCTGGTGCCTCTCCTGCGCCACGTCGAGGCGGCCGGCACGCTGGAACAGGCGCGGCGGGCGGGCCAACTCCTCGACCACTACCACGCCCTCCACGCCGACCGCCTGAGCAAGTTGCTGGGTCCGCTGCCGCCCATCTCCTGTTTACCGCCGAAGGGATTCCCGGGGCACTGGGAGACGCAGCAGCACTGGTTTGAAATGGCCTGCGCCGGCCTCCAGCTCGGCTGGCAGGCGCCGCACTGGCAGCACGACGGGGCGCGGCAACTCTGGTTCGTGGGCGGGTGCGCCGATGCCCAGGTCGAGGCGACCCGGCTGCTGGCCCGGGAGTTGATTGCGGCCCGCTCGCCGCGCCTGGCCTGGCTGCTCAAGGTGATGCGCCGGGAGGAGGCGCGGCGCTGGTGGGGGACGTACTGGTCGGCATTGCAATGACGGCCGGAATTGGTTAGTCTTTGTGAATCTTGAAAAAGCCGCCGGGGGTTTCTTTGAGGAAGCCCCCCGAGCGGCTGGAAGAAATCGAAGCGGGTTAAGCATATCACAATGCCCTCCCCGCTTCAATTTCAAATCGGTTCTTCCCCGCCCAGGGGAGCGGTTGTGTTTCCCGGAACCTTCTCCGCGACCAAAAGGATACCGGGTGAAGGAAAGCGGCACGGGGTTAAAACTTCCTCCAGGGGATTCCAGGCGGCAAATGAGGTCAGGTACGACCGGGGGGCCGCCGAACGCGAAGTGGTTAACGGTAGTTCTGCTGACCAACTGGTCTGAGCAGTTTTGCCAGGCAACGCGCCGGTAGTCGATCCGGCAAGCAGCCATGCGTCCTGGTCCCGTCCCGGGGTTGCGCCCCGGGCTTGAGAGCGTAAAAATTCCCGGGTGCCGCACTGGCACACAAACCACCTTGCGGGTTTCCTGAAACAGTCGCAACGCAGAACCGATTTGGCCTATTCAAGATAGTCCCCCCTCACCCCTGACGGAAAAGGGGAGTTCTCAAGAGGGGAATGGCTGCGGTGTGCTCAACACTCGTCAGGAAGAGGCGCGGCGCTGGTGGGCGGGGTGGTGACGACGGTGAGCGGGGCGAACCGGGCGTCCTCCCATCCGAACACAGTTCGGCAGGTCACTCCGCCCCAGTCGCACACCAAACACGCCAACCCCAGCGTCATCCACAGGGAATCCGCTGTGAACCCCATGTCCCGCCAGCGGGCAATCCTGGCCCCCTCCCGACGCGCGCAGCACTCAATTGGTTCGTGGTCGGTCATCGCTTCACTCCCTGAACAGCCCCCGGGCGATGGCTGCCCCTCGGTAAAAGGAACCCCGGCCCGCACGCCGGGGCGCGTGACTCTTTTTCTTCGGCCGTTCCTCGTCAGGGCTACGGCCTTAGTGCCGTTCCTGGTCTCGCCCGTCGTGGCCCCCCGGCGCGGTCGGGGGCGGGATACAACGCTGTACACGCGGTCCCGCGAAGCCACTCAGTGCGGCAGGCGCTCGGCACGCACGGTTACGTCGGGTTAGGGTTATTCGCTCACCGCCAATCGGAAGACGACCGGCTTGTTTTTCTGCACCGCTTGCATGATGACGCCAGGGTCTTGCCCCGCCTCCATTGCTTTCTGCACCTGCCCAATAGTTGCCGTCTCCAGCAGCCACTTAATGACCGCCTTGAGCGTGTCGCGGGTCTTGTCGTCGCAGTAGCGGCAGATCCGCTTGGCCGTCTCGTAGACGCGGTACGACAACCCGGCCGCGGCAATCTGCTTGACCACTGGCCTGCCGACCATTTCGTTCATGGCCGCGAATTTCATCGCCAGCGAGGTCGTAACGGCGACAGGGTTTTCCAGCCACACCACCAGGGCATCGTTGCCGCCCATCTTGCGCGGCGTGGCGTTGACGCTGGCGTACACCGTTGCCGGGTCTTCCTCCACGATGACACACTCGATGTCCTGCCAGCCGAGGAGTTTTGCGGCGGCCACGCGCCGGTGACCGTCAATGATTTCCTCCTCGGGCGTGATGGCCACCGGACAGAGTTGGCCGATCATGTCGAGCGAATCCGCCAGCGCCCGAATGTTCTTCTTCAAGATACGGTTGGCGGGGTTGTGTTTGGCGTTCTTGAGTCGGTGCAACGGGACCAGTTTCCGGTTGAGCACCTTCACTCGTTTGGACTGTTCGGTCGTCTTCGCCGCAATCATGGGTTTCCCTCGTTTGGAAATTACTCACTTTGCTTCCGCTTGCTTCCGCTTGAAGCGTTTCTGCCAGGCCCGCTGCTTCTCCCGGCAGGCCGGGCAGCGGACATGCCCCTCTTCCGGCTCGCCCCCGCAACTCGGGCACTTGCCCTCCTGCTTCCGCCGCATGTAACTCGTGGCCGGGGCCGGCGAGTCCCGCCAGTCCAGCGCCCGCCGCCGTTCCTCACCTGCCAGGGCTTCGACGTACCGCCCCCGCCCTCCGTGGTCGGCGTCCCCGGGCGAGTAGGGCGGGCGGCCCTCCTCTAGCCGCTGGGCCATCACCGCCAGTTTCTCCGCCGTGCCCGGGGCGAAGAGGGTGGGCGGCCCCGGGGGCCGCTTCGGCTCCTCTTGGCCGTTGCCCTTCCGTGCGTACTGGCTCTTAGGCGGGTACAGCGCCCGGACCTCGGGATTGTTCGAGCAGGCCCAGCAGAGTTGGCGCGGCCTGCTCGCCACGTTCTTTTCGCAGTGCTGGCACAGCGGTTTTTCTTCCATCACGACCAACCCAGCGCTTTCCGGGCCTCCACCACCGCGTCCACCCGCCCGTCGGCGATGCGCTCGAGCGACAGCCGCAGTTCCATAATCAATTTGGTCTGCCCGTCCTTTTCGGCCCGCTGCCGCAGCACGTCGGCCGCCGCCCACAACCGCTCGGACAGCGCCAGGACGTGGGGGCGGCACCCGGGGCAGACGCCGGGGTGGTCGATGTTCTTCGGGATGGCTGTTACGGTGTAGGTCATGATTCCGACCTCGCACGGATGGCGGCGGCGATGCAGTTGCCGATGTTGTAAACGTCAAACGCCTGTTTCGCTATCCGAGCGCACTCCTCCCGTTCCTCAGCAACGGCCTGGCGTACCACGTCAGCGACCACCTTCCGAAAGGCCGCCCTGCTGGCCGGTCCCAGGGGGTCGTTGGGGTGCCCGGGGATTTCCAGTTCCGCCCATGCCTCTGGCGTCATCACAAACTCTCCCCGATCACCCCGGCCACCAGCCCCGCCACCGCGGCAGGGCTGAACGGCCGCCGGTACACCTCGAACCCCGCCTCCGCCAGCCTCACCTCGGTCACGTCCTCGTACCCCAGCGCCAGCGCCCGGCACCCCGCCAGCCGGGCCAGCGTCGCCATCTCCTCGAACGGGTACGCGGCGTCCACCACCAGGAGCGCCGGTGCCTCGTGCAGCAGGGCCGCCGCCCCCACCAGCGTCGCCGTCAACCGCCAGCCGTCCTCGGGGAGCAGGCACAGCACCGGCCCCAGGGCGTCCAGGCCGCCCACCAGCAGCGCCCAGGGCTCACCGGCCAGCTCCCGGGGCAGGGGGATGCGCTTGGCCCGGCAGAAGGCGATGAGGTCGTTGCGCAGGACGCGGCGGTCGCGGCCGTGCCCGCAGTCGCCGTCCGGGCCGGGCAGGCGGTAGCCCCTCATGGCGCCGCGGTCCAGCCAGCGTGAGACGGTGCGGGCGGCGACGCGCAGCATGCGGGCCACCTGGCCCGTGGTGTAGCGGTCGCCCGCGTTCGCCGCCTTGCCGTTGGCCTGGCCCATCAGTCCATCTCCAGTGCTGGTTCCGGTTCGTCCTGGTGCCACAGTTCGAGTTGCCCCTGTTCCGCGCCTTGTTCCAGGGCGGTGCGTACATTCATCACAGCCTGACGAAAGTAGGATTTTTTCAACTCCACCCCCACGGCCTTGCGGCCGTTTAATGCCGCCCCGTAAACTTCAGAACCCACCCCGGCAAAAGGCGTCAGTATCGTCTCTCCGGGGTTGGACCACATCACGCAAGCGCGCTCGATCACGTCGAGCTGAAGAGGATGAACGTGTTTTTCGTCCTCCGGGTCTTTGGCGGAACGGTGCGGCAGCACGCGGTCAATCCGGATGTCGTCCCAAACCGAAGAGGCGTACTGCCGCCAAATCCACTGCGAATACTGGTTGAGTTTCTGGTCGCCTTGCATCCCCCGGAAGCGCAGCAGTTCGCCCGGCGGCTGGCGTTCCCCGGCGTAGGTCAAAAGCCCGGTTTCGTGATACACCGGCACTGCGTTTTGTCCCTTGCGGCGAAACATGAGCAAATAGTCGGCGTTGGCAATGCTGGTTTTGGTTGAGTCCTCACAAAGGGTTTTGTGGTGCAGGCTTTTCATCATGGTCCGGTTGCGTACCATGAGGGGTTCTTTCCAGATGACCCGCTGGCCGGCGTAGGCGAAATCGTGGGCCTTGTGGATGCGCCGGATTTCGTCCGCCAGCGGGAACATCTCGTCGCACCCGGAGTTGGAAAGCGGGATGTCCATGCAGTGAACGGCGCTGATCCGGCCGGGCATGGTCAGCCGGGCGACTTCGGCAACGCAAAATCCGTAATGGGTGAAAAATTCGTCGCGGTCGATCGCGTTGCTCAGGTCTCGCTCGTCACTGCTGTACTGATACAGGCCGGCGAACGGCGGCGAGTAAATCGACAGGTGTACCGACTGGTCGGGGAGGTCGCGCATCACCTCGACGCAATCGCCACAGTACAGGGCGTACAAATCGGTGATCAGTTGTTCGGACGTAGCCACGCCGGCACCTCCGTCTTGTTTGTGTACTCGTCCACCCGGTTCACACGCTCCGCCGCGGTCATTTCACGGACCAGCGCCTCAAACATCCTGTCCGCCTTTTCGGCCTTCTTTTGCATGTTCCCCATGACTCGGATTTCTCCCTCGGTCGCCACCACGTCCACGGTAACGGGGCGCTTCTGGCCGAATCGCCAGCACCGCCGGACGCTCTGGTAAAACTGCTCGTAGCTGTGCGACGGGTAGGTGACGACGTGGTTGCAGTGTTGCCAGTTCAGCCCCCACGCCCCGATCTTTGGCTTGATGACCAGCACGCGCAACCGGCCGGCGGAGAACGCTTCGTACAACTCCACTTTCCTGTCGTCGGGCGTTCGCCCGGCAATTTGTTCGGCGCCTGGGATTTCTTTCACCAGACGATCAGCCTCTTCGTTCATGTGACACCACACGACCGCCGGCTCTTGGTGCGCCACGAGTGCGGCCGCGAACCTGGAACGCTCGGCGAGGGTGCGCCGCCGTTCCGCCCGTTCTTCGGCCATGCCGACTGCCGGCAAATTGAAGAGGAATCCCGGCGGCGGACTTTTTGGCGTAATGACGTGGGCACGCTCGCGCAGCTCGGGGAGGATAAACCCATCGTCAGCGAAACCAAGATCGGACGGCTTACGGCAGGCGCGTGCCCACGACGCCACCCATCGCCAAAACGGAACAACCGCGTGATGCTTCAGCCGCCACTGTCCGATTGTCTGGGCGACGCGGTAGGCGAGTTTCTTGAAATAGTTAGGGTCGGCTTCGATAACCGCTTCCGCCTCCGCTTGTAGCCTCGATTCGCGCTTCTGCCCCTTGTCGTCGAGTTGCCAGAAAAACCGCTTGAGCATATCGCTATGAGACAATTCGCCCAGGGCCTCGGAAGACGTGCCCAGTTCGACGTAATCGTTTGGCGCCGCCGTGGCGGCGCAGAGCAATCGGAACGGCAGTTTGTTTATGAAGCGAGTAATGCGCTTTCTGGTAGCTCCGGTGAACGACTTGAGGATGCTGGATTCGTCGCACACCACGCCAGAAAAATCCTCTGGGCTGAAGTGATGCAATTTTTCGTAATTCGTTACAGTGATCCGCGGCCCTGCTTTCCCGTCCCGTGACAGCGCACACTCAATACTAAACTTCTCGGCCTCACGCTTCGTCTGTTGAGTTACGGCCAGCGGCGTCAGGATGAGCACGGGGCGGCCCGTGTGCCTGACGACGTTCTCCGCCCACACTAACTGCATGGGAGTTTTGCCCAAACCACAATCACAGAGCAGGGCCGCCCGCCCCTTCCTGACCGCCCATTCCACGAGGGCACGCTGGAACTGAAAAAGCCAATCGGGCAGCCACTTCGGCTCGAACCCGGCGTTGCTGCCGACCTGAGATTTGCGAGCCAAAAACTCGCGGTAATCCAGCACGTCACGCATCGCCCACCTCAACTTTCAGTCCGAACGCTTGTTCCAACCATCCCAGAGCTTCTCCAGAAGCGATTTGTTTTGGAGTCGCCCGTATCACCACCCACCCTAAAATTTGTGCGAGGTTGTATTTTTCGCAGTCCCGCGAATAGCCCGCAACCCGCTGGTGCCGGCCGCCCTGGCGCGTCACCCCTTCCTGCTCGAACGCGACCCGCTTTTCCGGCCAGGCGAAGTCGAACCGGAACCGGCGGGTGGGGTGGAAGCGGTACTCCTCCTCGGGCGGCATCACCCCCTGACGGTTGAGGGCCAGGAAGGTCAGGGCGAGGCCCTCCGACTGTGCGGCCGGCTTCTCCCCCCGGTGCGGTTCGGGGGCCGGTGCGTCGGCCTTGCCCCCCTCGGTGACGCGGCCATCGGCCTTCGCCGCCTCGATGGCGTCCAGTACGTCCTGAGACACCTTCACGGTCACGCCCCCTTCACTTCCTCGACCTCAATCCGCGCGTAACCCTCCAGGTGCCGGCGGAACAGCGCCGCCCGGGTGACGGCCCGGCTGCGGGTGCCGCACTGGTCGAGGACCAGGCCGGTGGTACTGCCGGGCGGGTAGCCCACGACCACCCATTTGGCGCGGCCGTCGGTGGCGGAATAACCCGCCTGAGAGGTGGTGACGTTGGCGATTGGCTTCTCCACGGTCACACCCCCAATCCGGTCGCCTTCCGCCCCGCCACCTTCGCCACCACCGCCCTCTCCCGCGCCTCGGCCTGCGCCACGGTCACGGGCTCGGCGGGCACGAATTTGCACTCGAAATCCTTCAACGAGCAGCAGAACCATACCCCGTCGTCCTTACCGCCCACCCCCTCGTACACCACCTGCGTCTGGCCGCTACCGGGTCATCGGCCGGGCCGCCGCCGCCCACACCGGCCAGACGCAGGTGGTGTACGAGGGGGTGGGCGGTAAGGACGACGGGGTATGGTTCTGCTGCTCGTTGAAGGATTTCGAGTGCAAATTCGTGCCCGCC